ATCTCTCCACACTTTGAGCATTGTTTGAAAAACGAACCGAATCCACACTTTTTGCAGTCATAGCCGACTGCCGACATTCTTTGAATAACGCCCGATGTGCTGGCGATTCCTAAGCCTTCATCTTTTAATTTTCTTACAAGTTTTGGGTCTTTGATGTCTAGTAATCCATCCTTGCCCACAAACTTACTTTTCTTACCATTAGGCGTATCAATCGAAACGCTTGTCATGCCTTTTGGTGGAATCATCTTTGTCATATTTGCCTCCTTTAGATAGGGGAGTGACCCCGAATAGAGCCACTCCCCCAATTACTACTTATTAAGCAGCCTTGATTCCTGAAACTGCACCTGACCATGATGGGCCGTAGGAAACGAATGTTCCACGCCAGTAGGTTGATGCTTCGTTCTGAAGTTGAATCTTTGGCCAGTTCAGGTATGTGTAATCCTGAACATTCACAGCCGCCCAGAGGTTGCTGACTTCTGAGTTCTCGAATGGGAGAACATAAGAAAGGATTGGAGCAACGCCTTGTGGAAGGTAAGGGTGAACTGTGAGATCAACGAGCTTGCCGGTTACTTCGTTGTGAAGTGCGCCAATAACTGCGCCACCAACATAATCGCCGACATCATTCTGAGCAAGGTTCAAACGGTAGTTAGCAGTTGAACCATTCTTGATTGAGTCTGAGAGTTGCTTGCGGTCTGCACCGTTCAAGAAAATCTCATCTGGGTTAGCGAGGTTGTTAGCGTACATTGCTGCGAAAGCAGTCTGGAACTCTACGCCAGGATTGCTTGTTGAGAATGTTGCGTTGATGTTGTTGTTGTAACCTGACTGTGAACCGAGAACATAAGACAAAATTCCGTCATATCCTGCGGTGTAAGCAGAGGTATCAGCAGTTGGAGCAGTTGCGCCAGTTGTAGCAACTGTGCCTTGAAGTGTGTAGGTTGTTGTAGCAGAGCGACCTTGATAGAAAGCGTTAGCGTTTCCAGTTGTGGTTCCTGCATAGACCTTGTATCCAAGAGCGCCTGAGATTGGTGTTGAAACCTTGACATCAATAACCTGAGTTGATGATGCCTGTGATACGACTGTTGAAGAAACAGATTCACCGAATGAACCTGCATCTGCAGTTGCATAGACATAGTAGGTAGCATTAGCAAGAGGTGTTTCACCTGTTGCAGCGGTACGGGCTGTCAATGTGATTGTTGGGGCAGTAAGAGCGCCAGAGAATCCATTTGCAACTGTTCCGCGACCCATGAGCAACATACGCTCCTCAGCGAGCATTGAGCTGTAAAGGAGTGTGCGAGCAGAGGTAGCAATCAAATCTTGGTATCCAAGACCTGAGTATTGTGCATCGAATGTTACATCATCGCTCAAACCAAATGAGGAATAAGCAAAGATCGCATCTGAAGCGGTGTAAGAAATCTTAGGGCCACGATTGAGGTATAGAGGTTGTGCAGAACCATTAACAGCAAAGTTATTCTGCGTGGTTTCTGTGATACCTGGGTGGATGTTCGCTGTGCCGGTGATGGCGTTAGAGAATCCTGTGATTTTCTTGATGCGGTGAGCAGTACCGACACCCTTAGTGCGAGGTAGCTTGTTACGCAATGGTGTTGGAACTGGTACGAGGTACTTTGCAGGTGCTTCAAGATCGAAGGCTGCAAAAGATGAGTTCAGAGGAGATGTAAGGCTAATGTCCTTAGCAATATCCGCTGTTGTCTGTGCGAGAGCGTTATTAAGTGATGCTACTGCATCGGCAGAGAGTGACTTGTTGGCGAGAAGTGAAGCAATTTGCTCCTGTGCGCCAGCAGCCTTTGTGAAAGACTGTGGAAGTCCTGCATCTACCTTTTGCTTGAACAGAGGGTCAGTATTAGGAGTTGAGATAGCACCCTTGAGGGCTGTATCGAAAGCCTCTGACTTAACTGCCAAGTCTTTTGGCGAAGAATCGCCAAACATTTCTTGGGCTGTTGCCATTTAATTTATTTCCTTTTCGTTTAGAGTGTTGCGCCCTTAGCAAGACGGAACTCATCATTTGCGAGTTCCATGTAGCCTTGAGCGAGAATTGGATCAGTTGAAGCATCTGCCTTAGCCTTGAGTTGCAAAGCCTTAACGATGTGTTCATTCTGAGATTCCATTGATAGTTTTGTTGCGGTGCGCTTTGGGCCACCGACAACTGTCTTTTCCAACGCCGTTGCTAATTCGGTTTCAAGACTCAAAGCCTTTTCGATTGCTGAATCCTTTTCAGCGACCAATTCTGCTTTCTCTGCTTTAAACTGTTCCATAGCACTCTTTACGGCTTCTGCGACAAGAGCCTTTAGGCTGTCGTCATCTGAAACGGGAGTTTCAGAAACTTCGGTCTCCTCGGCGGGAGTAATTGTTTCCTTGATTGCCTCGGTAACTTCATCTGCTTCAGCAGACTTAGTTCCAAGATCAACGATTTCGGCTGTTGAAACATCGGTGCGACCATGATTATCGTCATAAGTTGTGCAACCGCACTCAAGGCACTTATGAGCAGACTTCATTGAATCATCGTGTGCGCTCATGTGCATCGAACACATTTTAGAATCACAACCGCCTTTATCGGCGCAACCCTTGCATCCGGCGCAATCGCAACCCATTGTTGTATCTGGGTCTTTCTGAACATCTGGCTCTACAGCCATTTCAATATCTGACATAGGTTCTGCTTCTCCTTCTTGAACTTCGCCTTGATACCAAGCTACAAGATGGTTAGCGACTTCAATGAGTTGGGATAGGGAATAGGTTTCATCTGAACCTTCAGCCATTTCACTAGCCTCGGCAACGATGAGAGCCGCAATCGCACGGCGGGCGGCATCGAATGATGCTTGGTCAAACTTCACGGTGTCGGTTGTCAAAGACTTAGCCAATTCCGTGATTTGCTTAATTGTTTCCATCTTTGACCCTTTCTCGGTCTTTATATTCTTGAACATCTCGCTAGGGAGAGGTGCTTTGTATTCGTGCATTTCCTCAACCCGAACAAGTGAACTTTCTCCTTCAACCGACTTAGCCAAAATCAACTTAGCGTTTGGATTAGCAGGGCGATCTACTAGAGAAACTTCAATGATTGACCCATCAATAATGCGACCATTAGCCGCCTTGTTATCGCGTACAACGCGAGGGGCTTTGATACCTACTGAGAATCCGCGATAAACCGATGTCTTGACTTTCTTAACAGCCAGAGGATCAACAACATGAACGCCAATAATATGCTTGCCGTTTTTATTTTCATATTCTTTAGCCACTCCTGCCGCGTTAGGGCCATGCATCTCACGAACATTTCCACCTGAGGTGAACCAATCCGGCATAGCCTTTTCAAGCCAGGCAGGGTCGCAAATCTGTTGGTCAAGGTCTAGTGAATCATCTGTGGCGTTGCCATAGACCATGAGGGTTCCATCTTCATTCTCGTCATACTTGAGAATGGTGGCGTAAGCAGTAGTAAAATCGCGCTCCATGTTTGCTCCTTAGGCCGATGCTGTAACTACTACTAAACCAGCGCCAGTTCCGGCGGCTGAGATTGCGTAAATTTGATCTTCGGCGTTGCACCAAAGTTGGCGTGAACCACCAGCAGCAATCTTAATCCCTTGAGTTGCGCCAGAGGTTGTGATACCAGAATCACCAATCCAGATAGGTGCGGTGTCTAGGTTGTCAATATAGACAGGGACATTTTGACGGTTGCCAACTGGGACAGTAAAAATAACCTGCGCGGATGTTCCCACCGTGTTATTGGTTTGGATAAGTGCCATTTATTCTCCTAGTGTTGAGGTATCTACTACATAAGGTGCGAGATCGCACATACAATTTGGGTGAGCAGGTGGTTCCGTGTCGCCTGTTGGGAAAGTTTCGTTAATTCCGATAGGGGAAGCATCGGCATTTTCTTTGCAATCGTCACAGCCTTCAGCTACAAGCCATTCAACCTGCTCGACTCCTGAAGTTTCATAAAGATTGCGTGAGGCGACTGTCATAGCGCGACTCATTTCGGTTTGGGCAATAATGAGCGCCTGTTGAGCATCGTTAATAACGGCATCAACCATGATGGAAACTTCTTTAGGTGTAATACCTAATTCTAAGGCTTTACCTAAAACTGTTCCAATTCTATCTAATTTGGTATTGCTTACACCATCAATAATTAAACCTCGGCGGTCTAATAGATTTTGCAAGCCACCTTTCGGCTTGATTAAAGCGGATGCGGCTTTGTTGCCAGGTGTCCAACTTGACCAATCAACTACCGGCGCAATAGTTGGGCTAATGGTGATTGATTTATCAATTTGCTTGATAAGAAGCGTTTGCGCTACTGCCTCACCCAATACCCATCCATCGGCGTATAAAGGCTTTAGAGAGGCGTTTAGAGCCGTTTTATCGAGTGTTATATGGGTGTTAGTCCAGTCGCGGGCTTGTTGAGTTGTAAGTTCTGTTTGCCCTAAATGCGCGGCAAAGAAATCGGCAACAATGTTGTCAGCGTTAAAAGCACTTTTGAATCCCTTACGGATTTGGTCAGCGTGTTTTGCGGCGAGGCGAATACTTGTGCCATGCCATTCCATTACAACCCCAAGTAGCGTTCGGCGTACCAGCGAGCGCCGTCAATATCTTTAGCCTCAATAAACTTGTTAAGGGTTTCGGCGTAAGACTTCTCTAGGTACTCAAAGTTAAAGGCGCGTGAAGGTGTGCCACGATTTACCCAACGGATAAATTTCTTAACTTCCTCTTGAGCAGGTTCGGTAGGTGCTTCAGGAGTTTCGGGTGTTTCAGGAGTTTCCTCAACATGACCTTCATCATCTAAAGCAGTTCCAGCGGGAGTTAATCCATCTGGGCCGTAAAGATAAATAGATTGTCCAGCGACAAGAATAGGCATATCGGCTTCAGGGGTATCAAGTAATGGCATACCGCGTGAGGCGCGATCCTCATTCAAACTATTTCCACCGTTGCGAAGGCGAATATCATCGCGCTTTGCTTTGCTTTCGTCATCGGTTTGGTCACTAGGGGCTAACTTAAATTCTAGCTCTCTAGGCATACCCAACCAGCGATAGGAAAGGGCTGAGAGTTGTTGCGAGAGCCATTTAGCCGTAGGAATAATACCGATCGCTTCAGCGGCTTCCTTTTCGCCCTGTTGATGACCGCTTCCACCCAAACCAGATTTAGCAGAATATCCAAGTTCAGTAGGTAGAACGCCGAAATGTCCGGTAATGGAAGTGATGAGGTAATCATCTAGGCGGTCAGAAAACTTTTCTGAATAGCCTTCTTCAAACTTGAGTTGTCCACCTGGTACGAGAAGGCGCATACGATTTCTTTGCTCAGTCTGTCCTGAAAGTTCATCGTTATAGATAGCCTCATAAGCGCGGATTTGCTCAGGGGTCATTGTTGCCGACTCTGGCAATTCCATCCAAGACTTAGGCATTACACCATCGGTAAATTCAGCCTTAATCCATTGTTGGCGGCGAAGGTAAATATCTGCCATAGGCAAGGCGCGTTCAACCGGCGAATAACCCCAAATTGAATTAGCGCGGCGGTTTCTTACAAGATAAGCAAGTTCATCACTAGAAAAGACTCCATCGGCTTCCTCATCATCTACGGGAGCGTGGAACTCTGAGCGAGGGAATCCAAAAAGAATCTGTTGGAAGGCGGGGCCAACTGAAGGGTCAGGGCGCATACCGCGATCATCCAAAAGAGGCTTAATAGTTGAGCCGTCAAGGATTTGAAGTCCACGAATTTCGCCATTGACTTTTGTTTGAGGCCAAATAGCAAGCGCATCGAGAACATCCATCTCCTCAATAGCCATGCCTAGCCAATCAGAGAAAGTCAAACCATTATGAGGGTCTGGGGTTTCCCAAAAGGCGCGAAGGCGAGCGATTTCAGGGGCAAACTTTTCTCTAGCATCTGCCATAGCGCGCAAGTGATTTCCACCCGCTTCAGCAATGATTCTTTCACTAGCGGAATCTGAGAGAACAATGTCCCAATCAAGTCCTACGAGTTTAGCTTTGCGAACCTCAATACAACGGCGAAGGATGTCAATTTGGTCAGCCGCTACGCGCAAAGTCTTAAACGGTACAAGGCGGTTTTCAAAAAGGTTGATGTTCTGGGCGACAAGAAATTCATACCGGCGAGGATCAGGGCGACCATCGGCGCGAAGTGGGTTAATCGCGTTAGGAAATAGTGGAACGGCGGCAGGAAATGGGTTATTACCAAGAATAGGGTCACGATACATGGGCGTTGCGTTGTAATGCTGTGTATCGGTGCTTGTGAGAGCATTGACATTCATGGGAGTAGCAGTAGGCGCTGGCGCTTTAGTAATCTGTTCCGCTACTTTAGCGGCAAGGCGATCTAATAAGCCCATTCGTTCTCCTTTGTCATTTAACCCAAATCATTCCGACATCGGCTGTCGGTCTAAGTTTGTTTCTTTTCCAGCCATCTGATTCCCAAGCATTAGCGTTCTTGTCTCGCCAAGCCCATAAATCTTGATCTATTGGATACCAGTCAGTAGGTTGATCTAAGTGCGGTTCAATAAATTGCGGTGCAACCTCGGTATATCCAAGATTGCGCAAATAATCTAATTGCTTTTGGTGTTCGTCTATTGTTGCCTGAGTCCACTCAAAAGCAATCATGCCCATCTTGCGAGTCATGCCATTAAATACTGACCATTCAGCGCCTTCAACATCTATCTTGATGAGATTAGGTTCGCCGTATATCTTGGCAAGGGTATCTACCGTGATTGTTGTAGCGTGAATAATTCTAAAAGGTTTGCCATTGTAAGGCATCTTTGGAGAAGTAAGCCAATCCTTGTTTAAGGTGCTTAACCCATCTTCTTGCGCTTCATAAAACTCAACGCGCTGGTAATCTTTATCGGATACGGCGTATTTAAGCGGTGTAACTTTTGGATTGTAAATAAAATTTTTGACTAACTCCGCATAAACCCGTGAAGGTTCTACGGCTACTACACTATAACCAAGCGCAACTCCAACAACCGTAGCATCTCCCCGGTTAGCTCCTATATCAAATAGTAGCAAGGTTGCGCTCTATTGATTGCCTATATTCAGGCGTAAGATCAAGTTGAAGCAATTGTTGAAATAACAATCTAGATTCTTCAGCGCGACCTATCCACCAACCAGAAACGGCTTTTTCAAAGTTAAGGCAATAACTATTAAACTCGCAATCAACGGGCAAATCGTTAAGCGGTTGTTGATGCAATCCGATCTTGGCAAATGTATAACACTCTTGCCAATTACCTTGCCGTTCGTGAAAGCGTGACATCCAAAAATACGCTTCAGGGCGATAAGGCAAATAAGCAATAGCCTGAAGGATGCAATTAGAAACTGTGTGTAATCTGTCGTTTTGATCGTTAAAACATTTGGCAAGTTTTAGAAGTGATGCGTAAACAAGGGTTGGATGCGTGTCCTTGCCGTATTCAGCCGTTCTTAAATAAAACCCTACTGCGCTCGCTATCTGATCTGCTTTTTCATATTGAACCGCAACATTAAAATTTAATTGGGGGTCAAATGGGTCTTTAGATAAAGCATAAATAAATTCATCAAGCATCAAGCGCCTCCGCTATTAAGTCCTCAATAATAACGCGTGGCGTACATAACACAAATGCAGCGTTATCTGCTACAGCAAAACTTACAAGCAGATCGCCTTTGTATTCGGCAATTCCTACACAAAACTCAATTCTAAAATCTAAGAATGAAAACTCTTTGGATAGCCCGACAAGGTTTAACTGATCATCATAAACACAAAGTCTATGGCGGTATATGCCATCTTTTTGATTGAGGTAATTCTTAAATAGATCAACTTCATGGGTTATCGCAATGTAGCAATTGCCCCATCTAATGAGCTGAGAGCCACCGCGCTGATCTTTAGGCGGTTGAACTCCTTGTCGAACGCTGATTTGATTGGTCTGTGTTCCGTCAAATTCAACAATTTCAACAGGGCTATTCCATTTAACAAAGTGATAAGGGCGATCAAGAATCGGCATCCAGTTCTTCTCGCAGTACGAGTTATCCGGCGCTGGCGCAGGGATTCGCTTGCGATCAACTTCTTTAGCAATCCAGTTTTCTTTATCTAACTCGATTTTGCTTAACTCCATGCGGCCTACGCCGTTAGTTGTAGTATCACGCCGAACGCCTATGAGGTAATAATCATCCCAATAAACAAGGCGAGCATCTTCTAACCCTACAAACTCCCAAATAGGTTCATGAAGTTTAAGCATTTCAACTTTAACGCAATCAGTAATTTTAAGATTGCTATTAAGCCGTACTAAGTAATTTTCTGTAACTAATCGCTGATCTTTTTCAGGATGCAAATAAGCAAGTGGCCCCCAGCGAGAGGGGAATTGCTGATTGTTCTCTGAGTGATAAAGAATATAATTCACGCATCGAACATTTACAAGAATGTCACCATCACGATCTATAAAGATCGAAGGATTCATACCGCCAAAGGTATGAGGTATTGCTATTGGGGCTAACTTGCCACCTTGTCCAACCGCCTTTTGGACTAAGTTCATTCGCCGATCTTAGCAGATTATGCTATCCACTTAACTTGCCAATTAGGAAGCCATTTCACGCCTTTTACTTTGAAAGCCGCTTCTAGTTCTTTACGCTTTTCTAAACCAAAGACTCTTTCAACAATCTGCAATTCAGCGGCAGCAAACTTCTTTTCATGGTTTTGCGCACCGAGGATATGAGCAAGTTCGTGGGCAAGGTAACGCTTGTTTCTGGCTCTTGGCGGGATAACAAGTATTGCTTTTTTTCCTCTTAATTCAGCAGAAGCATATTTAGTTTCTTTATCTTTGAACTTGTAAACGGGAAAATCAAAACCTGCTGGAAGTAATAACCCATTGACAAAGTTTTCAATTTCGTGGTTGGTCATTTCATTGGTATGCCAATTCCAATCGCACATCCATTCAGCAGTATATACATTCCAACCTTGGTCGTGTTTACTCATTATTAACCTTCTTTACGCCATCGCTTGATATTTTTTATATAAACAATTATATAGGAAAAGCAAAATATGATTAACCCATATTGTTTTGCAAAAACTGAATAGGCAATCCATAAACATTCATTGGCAATAAGAATGAAAAAAGCCCAAGGTTTTTTATGCCCTACATAAAAATTACCTAAAGTGCCTAATGTGCCTAAGCACCATCCCCATAACTGGTTCATTTGATGAATACCTTACACTATACGCCTGCTCGCCGCGGCAACGGCGAGTCAGATTCGTAGAGCTCGTTGAGAGCAACCCAGTGGACAGTTTATTATACCCTAACTCTCTGTGGAGTGTGCTACTTACATTCCGCGCTATTGGGGATAGATGAAATGCCCTGATCGTTTTGGTAGATAAGGGTTGTTTTATCGCAAAATTTAGAAACATTGTTTTGCAAGTAAACTATCCCCTTTTTAGGGTCTGTTAATGCGGGTTTGTTGTTTTGGTGACAAGTCAATGCCACAACAAAAACTACAACCGCCACAATCATAAAAACGAAGAGTAAGAAAATAATACCTTCGTCATCCCCACCGCCACCTGTTCTTCTCATGCCCTTACCTTACACCCTACTGAGCAGTAGGCGCAGAGTTGGATGGGAGTGTGCTGGCTTCATAAGCCGCTTGTGTGCCTGACCAAGTTGTGCCGTCATCGTTCACGACTAGCACCATTGGCTCGCCTCGTGTGTTTTCGTAATTTGTTACAGTAGCCATTACAACTCACATCCTGTCCAAAGAATATAGGCTGCTCCACTCATTGTGGCACGAGAACCCTGACCTGCGGTAATTGTAGGTGCGCCGAGGAATGAACCAGAATTTATATTTGCGCCATCAAATGATGGAGTGATTGTGTAACTGCTATTTAGCGCACAACCATAAAAAGTTCCAGAAGCAGTAAGACCAGTTGGCGGTACTCTGGCTGGAACTTGGAAACTTACATTGTAGTAAGCGGCATTTGTTCCATAAGCATACCCATTTGCAAAATCTTGAGCGCTTGCAGAATTGTTTGCCGTTACTGGAAGGTAACGCTGGCAAGCGGCTAACTCCCCCTGAAGTGTGCCACCAGCGCGGGAGAAGGCAGTTGCGACTGAGCCAAGTTCTAGTTGTACACCAGTAACATAAACTGCTACACCGCTTGCAATAGTGTTAGAAGATGTTGGCGTTACTGTGACAAGCAAAGATTTTGCGTTTGATGGAACTGTTGTAGTTCCGCTAATTCTTGTGTAAGTGCCACCTGTTCCAGCATTACCATTTCCAGAAGTAATATATGTCCAAGAACCACTTGAAGCGTTATCCACATTTGTTGAATAACTGATGGAGATTGTCATATTGGTTGCAGTTGAAGCAGATACATAAGCCGAGAAGGTAACGGTTTGACCTGCAAACTGTAAAGAGTTGAGTGTTTCAATAGTTTGGCTGATGTAAAGGGTTGCGCTTGAACCGCCAGCCAATACCTTCATCGCATACTTGTAACCCGTTGGAACGACTGATGTTTCTTGTGAAATTGTTGTGCTTGTGCTTGTGTAAACCGTCCAACGGTCTGCGGTGTAAAGAGTTGTGTTGTTTGTGTTAAAACTTACACCTCTTTGCCAAATGTCCATACCGCCGTTGATGATGGCGTTTTTGCCCGCAAACCCCATATTAGGGAAGTTATGGTTTCCGTTAGCATCAACAGAGGCGATAACAGTTCCGACAGAGTTTTTCCACTCTTGCAAATCAGCGGTTTGAGAAGCCAATCCTTGAAGTGTAAATCCAACTGAAGTGGTGGCGGCGGGATAAACTACTGGGCTAGTTCCAAAACTGCCTTGTAGTCCTTGCAAGCCCTGTACGCCTTGGATGCCTTGCGTTCCTTGAAGTCCTTGCGTTCCCTGTAAACCTTGTGTGCCTTGAGAGCCGTTAGAGCC